TTAAATGACTCTGAGGTGTCTGTTAAACCCGTGGCGATTCACTCCTTTCGAGAGGGGAGCGATTCGTAGTATCAAACCATCTCCGTCAAACAAGTTGATTTCTTTGTCGGCTGGCTTGGTGCTTTTGATTTCAGTGTCAGTGAGCTTCTTAGCGATTTTTGCCATTTTGGGACCCTCGGTTTTTGGACCCTTCTTAGTGGGTCCCATTCAGGGTGCCATAACTCGTAGTTCTCAGCAATTCTCACTGGACGACAATAGACGTAAAAAAGCCCGCAGAGCTTGTGCTGTGCGGGCTTAGTAGACTTCATTGAACTTCAAACAACTAAAAAGTGGTGGAGCTGGCGGGAGTTGAACCCGTGTCCGAAGTTTTATATCTACCTGTATTATAGGCATTAAATCTGACTAATAATCCTTGCGGCTCTTTTACGGCTCCTTTTCAGTCTATCTCCAGTCCTTAATTAGTGACGATCATCATCTTCATCATCTTCATCTTCATCTTCATCTTCATAATCGTCGTTGTCATAATCGTCGTTGTCATAACCATCATTTTCATTTACAGGAACGACATTTAAGTTTTCATCGTCAAAAATTTCAGCTTCTCCTTCAATTCTAACTGAAACACTGTGAATTGAACCTTCCAACTCTGCTGCTGATAAGATGACTTTGAAACGGTTATCGTAATCCGACGCAACCCACAGAGCTTCGGTTTGGTAATCGCCGTCTCCGATATGGCGATCATCGCACTCTTCAAGAGAGAACTCGTCTGCGGCTATCTCGACGATCAACGCTTCGTCACCGCCTTGTTCTTCAAGCTTTAGTTTCTCATCTTCGTTCAAAAGCTCTACCGGGATGCTTACTTCAACGCTGCCTGTAACCTTCATGGGGTGTCCTTTAACAAGGTGAAAGATGACTACAAAATAAGATAATTCTAATATTAAGGTTACTTAGAGATTTTCAAGGGGACTGATGTACTACCATCATATTCTTTTAAATATGAGCCATAGTGGCGAAAAAGCATCTCCGGCCCCTTATGCCCCATCTGCCCAGCAAGCCAGAAAAGGTTTGCGCCCTGGCTGATGTGGCGTGTCGCGAATGTATGCCGAGTCTGGTATGGGTTTCGGTATCTGATCCCTGCTTTGCGTAATGTTGGCACCCATGCTTTTTTACGGATCGCATCTGCGCTGGCCCACGGCTTATTCGTTTTGGGATCCTCGAATATCGTCGCATCTTTCATGAAAGTGAAAGTTTTCTGATTCGCCAGCACAGCCATTGCCACATCGTTAAGTTCTACTTTGCGTGTGCCCGCCTTTGTTTTCGTTCCCTTAATAACACCTACCACACTCGCGTTCTGTACGTGCGCCGTCTTCCCGATGAAGTCGATATCGCGCCAGCGCAACGCGCATAATTCCGAGCTACGCAACCCCGTCTGGATAGCGAACATAAACAAGTTTTCCCATTGCTTATTACCGGCAGAAGAGAGGAGGGCATCAACTTCTGCAGGTGAAAGTGGATCGACAATATAGTCGCTATCAGCAGTCGATTTGTCGCTTTGATAGCGGGATGCCGTTACCAGAGATACCGGGTTGAGTTGTAGCACTCCATCTGTGACAGCCTCATCAAGCGCTGACCGCAAAAAAGAGAGTTGGTTACGAATCGTCTTTAATGTGGTGGTTCGACTTTGGATCCATACTTTCATTGCCGCCGGCGTAAGTTCGCTTGCCGGAAGTGAATGCAGTGCAGCCAGCGCGCTACGGCATTTTTTATAACCGCCAATAGTTGATGGGGAAAGTTTTCGTGTTTCGCAGATGTCGATGTATTCATCCAGATACTTTTTTACTGTCTTCCCTGCAGCCGCATTCCCAAATAATTTTAAGCGAGCGGATCGCGGGAAATACTCTGCGTAAACGAATGTTCCACGCTCTATTTTATTATGGATTTCGCCGAGGGTTCGCTCGGCGTATTTAAGATTCTTACTGTTCACTTCAAGATTAGAAAGGGGCTCCCTGCATTTAACCCCTCTATAGGTGAAAGTGATATTGATAGTTTCGCCCTGACTATGCTTTCTGATAGTCACGCCGCGCGGTAGTTTTGGCGACTCTGCCTTGCCCATTTAGCAACCTCACTAAGATCAATCCATCTTTCCTTAACGCCTTCCACCTTCAGCACCTGAACACCTTCAAACCAGACACCGCGTTGCACCCGTTTATTAATGGCTTCGAGGGTCTCTCCGGTTTCTTTGCAATAAGTCGAGATCGGAACACAATCGAGGTTCAGCATAATTCCTCCACTTCACCGGCTGCACCCGGTCACTCTTTAAAGATACAGGTCCCGCAACCATTGCGGGCCCAGTCAAAACAAATACCGCATCGATTTACTTTTTTACTTCCTGCGCCTCCTGCTGGGGTGCTGCTGCGAAATGTTCAACACCTTTTGCCCATATTTCTTTGATGCTTGTCCAACTGACAGGCACTGTAATTTCAATTCTCCCGCTTCCGTCGCATGTTTCGCATTCATCATCGCCAAAGCACTCAGGGCAGCTTATGAACTTGGTTTCTGAAAACTCACCGGATAGCGCACCCTTTGCGCCATTCTCTGCCGTCAGCTTGCTCGGCACCAGTGCATAACCATCAGGTACCGCCTGCTGCATAATTTTCTCATACTCAGCAATCTGCGGGTCATACGGCAACTCATCACGCTGCTCTGTCGGCCCAACGGCGGCGCGGTACTGCTGTAGCTCGCGGGCAATAGCCTCTGCTTCTGATGCGGGGATCATCACGTTGGCATCCTGACCATACGTTTCACGCCATGATTTGATTGTGTCCAGGCGCTCATCTGAGACGCGTTCGTTGATTGTCATTCTGCACCACCTTTCACAAAAATAATCCAGTGGGTTTTGTCAGCCTTGCCGGTGCGCTGGGTGATAATGGGCTTCACATCGGTCAACGTTAAAATCTGGCTCGTCGGTATTTGAGTTTCGTTCCACTTAAAAATCAGTACGCCGTGTGGCCACAACACGCGAAACGCTTCTGCGAACCCGGCGCGAATGTCATCACGCCACGTCTTGTTCAGCCTGCCGTATTTTTTACCCATCCACGCGTTATCGCCAACGCGAACCAGATGCGGCGGGTCGAATACCACCACCCGAAATGTAGAATCAGGGAACGGCACGGCGCGGAAATCGGCGATGGTGTCAGGGGCTATCACAAGTTTTCGACCATCGCATAGCGTGTGTTCTTCCTCCCTGATATCCATAAACACAGCACGCGGGTCGGTTTTGTCGTGCCAAAACATGCGCGAACCGCAGCACATGTCTAAAATTGTTTGCTCTGCCATCACTCCCCCTTTACTTCGCATTTGATGCCAGTGCGCGCATAGACGATTACGCCATCGTCCGGGCGCTTGCGCGGTAAATAGATTCCAGGTCTAGGCCACAACGCTATAAACCGTGATTCCCGGTTTTCCAGTGCGCGGAACCGGCTTTCGCTCATAACACCAACGGGCCGCAACATGCGCTTTTCAGATTCCAGTTCAGCGATTTTCCGCTGCGCACTCTCCAGCGCCTCTATCAGCGCCTCAATTTTCAAAAATGCGGCAAATGCCAAATCAGAAATAGGCCGTTCGAACTGAATTTCTTTGCCATTTTCGTTTTCGACAATCGATTCGAAAATAGCATCTGCAACAGGTGATTCTTGCAGTTCGCGTAGTTGTTTTGCCGTTTCCAGCGCATTGGCGATCAGTAGTTCGGTTGTGTTCATGCTGCGTCCCGCCATTTGTAGTGTTGCCCGCGGCTCATTGAGCCGTAATAAAACCCGCGATCCGTGTATGTTCGGGTTTGCATTCTGATATGCGCGTTCATTCGCGCCCAAGCACGCCAGAAACCTTTCACAACGCACCTCCATTGCTGTTACCGCGCAGCCCGAGGCTGTAACGCGCTTCAATTGGATCATCTTCTTCATACTCACAATTGACGCTCGCCACCATGGCTTTGCAGCACTCGTTACAGCAGCGATAAGTCATTAACTCGCCATCAAATTTCCACGTTGTGCTGCGGTGAATTTCACCCTTTAAAACCAGACCGTGACAGATATGGCATTTATATTCACCGCGGCTGGTAACGATTTTGTTTGAAAGCTCTATGTCACAAGCGGTTCCAAAGTCGCCCTCGAAGATGTCAAAATCCAGCGCGTCCTCCAGCATAAGTTTGTCGATGTTGCTCACAACGCACCTCCATCGCTTTTACCGCGCAGTTGGGCGGCGAAACCGTTACACAGTTCGGCAGCGTCTTGCAGCACCAGCCTGGCTTCTTCGTGCAGACTCTGAGCGTACTGTCTCAGGTATTCACCAGCGCTCTCTACGCCCTGCGCCTGCACTTCAGCCAGGAATGCGTCGGTCTCTTTGAAAGGGTTTTCAGCGTTGACGTCGCGGGATACATACATGTTCACTTCTGACACATAATCCAGAGGTACTGAAGCGTAGATATATTCGTCTTCCTCGTTGACAAACTCTCCGTGGTTCTCGCTGATATCGGTCAACAGGCGAAGCATCTGCCCATTCTCCGAAGCAAGCACATCACGAATTTTCAGGGATTCACACAGCGCGGACTTAGTTACATCCAGCCGTGATGCCAACTCAGTCACGAGTTCCCCAGAGGCTTTCGGAAGGTAACGTGCTGCATGATGTGCAGCTCCAATAAGCTGTTTCGTTGTTAATCGGGCCGATGCTTTATCTGTTAAATCTGGCTCATGTAATTTCTTATTCACGCTTGTTCTCCGTTATTACGCGCTGCACCGCGCTTGATTTTTGGTTGAGCGAATCCCTCGCCAGGTTACGATAATTGAAGTGGTTTCGCTTAAGTAAATTCTCTCTCCAGAGGTGCTTAGTGCAACTGGGTGCTCCATCGTTATTATGCTATCTTGTTAAATAGCTACTAAGATAGGTAGTGAGTAGCTATTTAACTACAGCAATCAATAGGGTAATCTGGATATCCTAATGCATTTATTTTTAAGGTTTTTTTGTGGCTAGAGAAAAATTAAAAATTCCATTCGATACCAACAAAAACTATTACAATGGAATTCGTGGTGTTTTGAGCGGTATCGTTTGCTCTATGATCGGTGTTTATATTACCGGTCTATTTAGCGGAGCTATTAACGTTGCACAGATTTTTGAAATGCCAATAGTAATTATCAGTGGTTGGGTCGCTTTATGTGCTTTTTTGTGGGCGATATCATATATATTTGAAGATAGGGTTATATGCACATTTGGTCGTAACTGGGATTGTCCCAGAATAGCGAACATTTTTTTATTTTTGCTTTACATAATGATTGGTGTCTTTTGTTCACTTATATTCGAGGCTTTTCTTAAGGGTAATGCCTCCCGCTCCTTATATATTTCAATGGCGGGTTTTTTAGTTTTATTACGACTCTTTTGTTTCTTCAGCATTAAGAACTATGCTCAAGTACAAAGCAAATCTCTTGATGAAAATAACCATGCCAAATAACCTGTATTAATAGGATATCCAGATTGTTAAAGAGCGAAGCGTCCGATGGGCGCTTTTTTGTTGCCTGCGAATCATCCAGTCATTCATACGCCACCGGCGGCTACTTCGTGGGCGTCCTGCCTGTTCGCTGTTGCTTGTAGGTACATTATGTACCCTTAGGGTACATTGTCAAGCATAAAAAAACCCGCTTTCGCGGGCTCATCTTAAAATTTATTTTTTCTGAATATACCTTCGAGGCTTACCAGAGAAGATCACTGTTCCGATTATGGAACAGTTACCATCAATTTTAACGTAGGGTTCAGGCCAGTTTTGATTTAATGCTTTCAGATATTTAGTGCCGCCATCTTCAATAAGCCTTTTAAAGGTGGTTTCTCCAGAGTCATGCATGAGAGCTATAACATCATCACCATGGCTTGCTGGAATTTCAGGATCCACAAAAATCATGTCACCCGGGCGGTACTCATCGATCATTGAATCGCCAATCACACGCAAAATATACGTCATGGGTCCGCACGGCACAGGGCACGGATAAGTTTCAACACTGTTCAAGTCCACCTCAGCAAAGCCAGCTTCCGTCCATGCTCCTGCCTGCACCCAGGAAATAACCGGAACCAATGTGATATTTCTATTAGTGTCTGATACGTCAGGACTTTTTGCAACGTTAGTGGTTTGATGCTCCTGATCCAACCAGCCTAACGGCAAATCAAAGCATTTTTCTATATGGCGAGCCATTGTATCGCCAATATTTTTAGACGCGCCGTCACCCATAAACCTGCTGGTTTGGGTTGGTTCTCTGTCGATCATGGTAGCGAAGTAGCTATTACCCCCGACTCCATCTCGCAGCTTTCTGGCGTTCAACCGCCGTATTTCCTGAATCGTTTTCATCCCAGAATTAAACATTGTGTACCTTGTTGGTACAAGTACCTTGTGGGTTCATATTATTCGTGTAATATGTACACGGGAGGTACATATCATGAAAGAGTATTGGGACTCTTTATCAAAAGAGCAGCAGTTTGAGTTAGCAAATAACGTCAAGTCTACTCCGGGTTACCTGCGGTTGGTTTTCAATGGCTACAAAAAGGCTGGATTTTCCCTTGCCAAAAAACTTGAGGACATCACCGCAGGCGCAATTACTAAATCTGATTTGCGCCCTGACATTTACCCAAAACAGTAGGCAGAAACGCAGAGTTAAAACACCACAGCAAGAAGGGGTTAACCGTGGGCAAAGAGCACTGGAAAGTAGAGAAACAAACCGATTCGTATGTCGCGGTAGTCAGAAAGATTATTGCGGCGTTTCCGGGTGGGTACAAAGAGGCAGCTGAGGTTCTCGACGTTAGCCAGGACGCGATTTTCAATCGATTACGTGCTGGTGGCGATCAAATTTTCCCGCTTGAGTGGGCGCTGGTACTTCAGCGAGCTGCGGGCGTGACCTTTCTTGCCGATTACATCTCACTTGAAACTGATAACGGCATGCACATCCCGGGCGCGACTGGCGAAGATGCCAATGAAGAGATCGGGATCAAGTTGGCGGAGCTGGTGGGGCAACTGGGCGATCTGGTTAATGCGTATCGTCAGTACACCGAGGATGACGTGGTGACGCGCGCTGAATGGAAAAGCCTTAACGAAATCGCTTATCGGTTTCGCGTAACGCTGATGACCTTTCTGAATTTGATATCCCGTGTTTATTGCGAGCCAGAAAAGAGTGACGCCCGCGAGTGTGCAGCTCCGGGCGCCGTGGCGTGTCGTAATCAGTGGAGAACTAACGCGTGAACAGTTTAACAACACAGTACCGCCGCTCGCAACTCATTGCGTTGCCTATGCCTGGTGGCCGCGAGCCGGTTCCGTTTTGCTATGCAGTCAATGTACCAGGCGATCGTGAAGTTGTAACCCACGAGTTTGCAGAGTGGGCTGTGGGGAACTGGCGCGAGGAGGTTGCGGCGCAATTATGCACGAACTTAACCGATGGTTCCGGGACCACTACGGCGTGCCCGTCAAAGTTATCCGCTGGGAGCCAGAAACCCGTCGCGTTATCTATCTGCGGGAAGGCTACGAGCATGGGGAATGTTTCAGTCCGCTCGAGCAATTCCAGCGCAAGTTCAGGGAAATAGAGGGCGATCATGAGCACTAAATTAAGCAGCTATGTGTGGGACGGCTGCGCGGCGTCGGGCATGAAATTATCCAGCGTGGCTATCATGGCGCGCCTGGCTGATTTCAGCAGCGACGAGGGCGTGTGCTGGCCTTCGATAGAGACCATTGCGCGCCAGCTCGGTGCCGGGCCAAGCACTGTCCGTACGGCGATCGCCAAACTGGAGAAAGACGGCTGGCTGTCACGCACCCAGCGCCGCCAGGGCAACCGCAACGCCTCAAATATTTACCAGCTTAATGTGGCAAAGCTTCAGGCGGCCGCATTGTCTCACCTGTCAGATTCTGACACGTCAAAAACTGACGCATCAAAATCTGTCCCGTCAAAATTTGAGGCATCAGAATCCAGCAAAAACGGTGCTTTTGACCCGTCAGAATCTGGCGGGGATCCGTCAGTAAATTCAAAACATGATCCATCAGATAAAAAACCTTCCTGTCAGGTTGCTGAGCAACCCGACCCTGCCGTGGTAATCACTGACCAGGCTAAACAGGTTTTATCTCACCTGAACAAGACCACCGGATCCCGGTACCAGGTCTGCAAATCATCTCTGGAAAACATCCGTGCCCGCCTGGCGGACGGATTTACACCTGAAGAACTGGTGCTTGTCGTGGATTACAGCGTCGAGAAGTGGGGCTCTGACCTGAAAATGGCAGAGTACCTCCGTCCGTCAACACTCTTCCTGCCGGGTAAGTTCCCGGGCTATCTGCAGTCGGCGAGCAAGTGGGATTCCGCCGGACGCCCGGCACGCGATACATGGGGCCAGCGCGGCAAGCTTCCTGACTCAGCGGTATTCCGTTCGAGTCACCAGGACGTGGCGTACACCATTCCGGAGGGGTTCCGCGGATGAGCATCGCATCGAAAGTTTTGCAGTATGTCATTGAGAACCCGGGCTGCAATTATCGCGATATTGCCAAAGCCATGCCGGGAACCAACACCAGCACTATCAATCGCTGCCTTGGCCGTTTTTATGAGGAGGGGAAGTTACGCCGGGATTTTCAGGAATCGACGCTGACTTACTACCCGTCTAACCAAACTCTGGCAGAAACGCTTTCAGATGAAGACCTCCGGACACTGACCGGGCTGGAAAATCGGGCGCAGCAGCTGGAAGCGCAGGGGCTTTATTTCCGCGCCGCATCGGTCTGGCTTAAAGCGTTTGATATGGCGATTAGTAGTACTGATCGGAATCGTTATGTTTCACGCCGGGCCTTGTGCCTCAGGCATGCAGGAAATTTCATGACACCGGAAGGGCGGTGCTATCTCGCTGGCCGCTACGTGGGTGAAGACAAATGACGAAAAGGACCTGGCAGCGACCGTTCTTAAAGTGGGCAGGCGGAAAATATTCGTTGCTTACCGAGCTGAATGAATTAATCCCGTCAGGACGACGCCTCATTGAGCCGTTTGTTGGTGGCGGATCGGTGTTCCTGAATTCGGATAAACACGCCAGCTTTCTCCTGGCCGATGTGAATACTGATTTGATCTATCTCTATCAGATGCTGTCGGTAGTGCCTGAAAAAGTTACGGCTGAGGCCCGCTTGTTGTTTGCATTGCTCAATACAGAAGAGGGATACCTGACAGTTCGTGACGATTTCAACTCTCAGCGCCTCGCTGGTCCGGAGCGTGCCGCCGCTTTCCTGTTTCTTAACCGCCACTGCTTCAATGGTCTGATCCGTTACAACCGCGCCAGTGAGTTCAATGTTGGGTGGGGCAAATATTCAGCACCTTATTTCCCCGAGGCAGAGATCGAGGCGTTCGCATCGATGGCGCATAACTGCGTTTTCCTGAACGCCGGGTACTGCCGGACATTGGCACTGGCAGGCGAGGGCGATGTGATTTATTGCGATCCACCATACGAGCCGATGCCCGGTACTGCCGGATTCACCAGTTATGCCGCTGGTGGTTTTACATGGGACGACCAGGTTGCGCTGACAAAATCATGCATAGCCGCCCACCAGCGTGGCGCCAGAGTGGTGATCAGCAACTCAACAGCGCCCCGCATCATCGAGCTTTACGCACAACACGGCTTCACGCTGCACGAAGTGAGCGCCCGGCGCGCCATATCAAGCAAGGGCAGCACCCGCGAAACCGCAAAAGACATTGTGGCAATTCTTTGAAGGTAGACAGTGGAAACGAATAAGAAACTCACAGCGCGCCAGCAGGAGGTTTTAGACCTGGTGGCCGATTACATCGCCGATCACGGGTTCCCTCCAACGATTTACGAACTGTCTGGCCTGATGGGCTGCCGTTCGCCCAATGCGGCAAACGACCACCTTCGTGCGCTACAGCGTAAAGGTGCAATAACAATTACCCCGGGCGTCTCCCGGGGCATCACGATCACTGGACAGAGCGTGGAGGATGAGGCAATCGCCCTGATCCGCGCGCTCCTTAATGACGATGACCAAGCGCGAGAGAACGCGATCGTCTTTCTCGAAATGCATGGGGTCGAACTATGAAACTGACCCTGCCATTTCCGCCGAGCGTAAACACTTACTGGCGCGCCCCGAACAGGGGGCCGCTGGCTGGTCGCCACCTTATCAGCGCTGCCGGGCGTAAATATCAGAGTGACGCTTGTGCTGCCATCATCGAGCAATTGCGTCGTCTGCCGAAACCGTCCACCACACCCGCGGAAGTCGCAATAATCCTTTTCCCTCCGGATCAACGGCGCCGTGATCTGGATAACTACAACAAAGCGCTGTTTGACGCGCTGACGCATGCGGGCGTCTGGGAGGACGACAGTCAGGTTAAAAAAATGCTGGTGGAGTGGGGGCCAGTGATACCGAAGGGAAAAGTAGAGATCAAGATCAGTGCTTACCAACCATCGGTCGCTGCTTAGGTTTCTACGCATTCATCACTATAGCGGGACAAAGAGAATATCCTACAAACGTTAATTCAAACGGCGGGTGCAGCCGCCTGAACAGTGGAGAACAGCATGCAACAGTTAATGGTCATTGATGGGGTAACAGTGCGTCGAGACAGCCAGGGGCGGTATTGCCTGAACGATCTGCACCACGCAGCTGGTGGAGAGGAACGGCACAAGCCTGGTAACTTTCTGCGGATGGAGTCAACCCGGGAGCTTTGTGCGGAAATTGACCGTTGCTCAGATGTGAGCATCGGTTGTATCGAGTCGATTCGTGGCGGCGCTGCGCAGGGCACGTATGTTTCCCGCGAAGTGGTGTTTGCTTATGCAATGTGGATCAGCCCGGTGTTTAACCTGAAGGTGATCCGCACTTTCGACGCGACGGTGAATCAGCCTCAGAAAATCAGCGCCAGCCAGGCAGCGGACAAGATGCAGGCGGGCGTCATTCTTCTCGGCTTTATGCGCAAAGAGCTGAACCTGTCGAATTCCTCAGTGCTGGGCGCATGCCAGAAGCTACAGGAAGCGGTCGGGCTGCCGAACTTGGCACCGCAATATGCTATCGATGCGCCGGCAGATGCTCAGGACGGGAGCAGCAGGCCAACGCAGTCACTCAGCGCGCTGCTGAAAGCCAACAGCATTCGCCTGACCGCCAACCAGGTTTATCAGCAACTGGCAAAGCTGGGCATCGTTGAGCAAAAAACACGGCAGAGTCGTTCCGGCCCGGGTGGCGTGAAAAAGTTCTGGTCGCTTACGGCTAAGGGTTGCATGTACGGCAAGAACATCACCAGCCCGGCGAACCCGCGCGAAACACAGCCGCATTTCTTTGAGTCGAAATTTCAGGAGCTGTTGCGTCTGCTCGAAACCGTGCATTGAGGTGTCTGTGAGAGCGTTACTAACCCCTGTGATCGTTAAAGAGTTTGGGTTGGTGGCTTTCCGCCCCGGACCCGAGTTGCTACCGCACTTCTATCGCGGGCGCATTTTGCTGGAAAACGAACCGGAGCGACTGGCCGATCTGCCGACAGGTGAAATCCCGGCGGCGCGCCAGCCTCTGGCAGAAGACCCGGTTATGGTGCCAGTATTCGAACATCCAGAAGTGATACAGCGTGTTGGTGGACTGGCAAGCCTGGAAGCCTGGCTATTGCGTGAAACCGGCTGTCAGTACCCGCATGCCAGCTACCACCACCACGAAATGGTAACCATGCGGCATGAACCTGGCTCGCTGCGGCTGTGCTGGTCCTGTGACAACAAGGTGCGGGACCATTTTACTGACGAACTGGCGGGCATTGCGCGGGCAAACCTGGTAGCCTGGGTATTGTCGGTGGTTCGGCGCGGGCTGGGGTTCGACGATTCCCACGCGGTGACCCTTCCGGAGCTGTGCTGGTGGCTGACGTTCAACAAGCTGGCGCACGTGATCCCGGAGTCAGTCGCGCGCCAGGCTATGCGCATGCCGGCGCAGGTTATCCAGTCAGTCACGCGCGAAGCGGACATTGTGCCTTCGGTCCCGGCCACCAGCATGGTTGAGGAAGCAGTAAAGCAGGTGCTGGCGCTTAAGGTGGATCCGGAGACGCCGGAGGCTTTCATGTTACGACCGAAGCGCCGCCGCTGGCAGAACGAGAAGTACACCCGCTGGGTGAAGTCGCAGCCGTGCGCGTGCTGCGGCAAAACAGCAGACGATCCCCACCACCTGATCGGATATGGCCAGGGCGGAATGGGGACCAAAGCCCATGACCTATTCGTGTTGCCTTTGTGCAGAACGCACCACGATGAACTTCATGCGGATGTAGGGGCATTTGAAGCCAAATACGGCACGCAGCCGGAGCTGCTGCTGAAGACATTAGACCGGGCGCTTGCCATTGGCGCACTGGCGTAATTAGTGGAGAGATTTATGCGCGATATGTACGAATTGATGGATCGTTGGGGAGCATGGGCGGCATCAGACAATAGCGGGGTGGACTGGCAGCCAATCGCTGCTGGATTCAAGGGACTTATACCTCATGGAAAGAAGTCGCGTCTTCAATGCGATGATGACAAGGGAATCATGATAGATGGTTGTGTGGCACGACTCAGAAAGTACAAGCCCGAGGAATATGAACTCGTTATCGCTCATTTTGTGCTGGGCATTTCATTGCGTATGATAGCAAAGAAAAGAAAATGTTCTGATGGTACAATAAGAAAGGAATTACAAACAGCTCTTGGGTTTATTGATGGGTGCCTTGCAATGATTGGGTAAAATAAGTCAACAGCCGAATAACCGGGCCTCGCTCGGTTATTCTTGTGCTTCTTGCTGGGCCTGAGCATTCGAAATAGCATTTATCTTCCCTGTAATATTTTCAAGGATTTTAATGTCTAGATCTATCAAGCATTGATTATAATGCGCTCTTTGTTCATCACTTAAATCATTATTTTCTAGACATTTTTGTATGTGTTTTTTCGCCGATTTAATCTCGTTTTTAACACGTACGTCATTTATTGACGGAATGCCAATAAAGGCGATCCCCAAAATTATTAGATGTGAAATGGCAACTGCTGCACCTGGAGTAAGCGGTTGTACAAAAGATAACTGAGGTAAAAACCCAATAACTTGAGTAAGACCAGAAGTGATCATCGTCGTGAACCAGGCTTGCATTGCAAGATATGATTTACCATTGATCATCTACTTGCTGGTCCTCGTCGCAGCGTTTGATTTCATCTCTCGTAACAACAAGGCGAGTCGTTCAGCATCGCTGCTATTATTAACCTTAACCTTTTTATAAGATGATTTGCCATTTTTATCGGTGTAGCTCAACTCAATGAAAGAGTTTGGACGCAGCCATACCAAAATCCTAAGCATGGCGTACCTTGCCGTCAGAGCGACAGCAAGGAATACTGTTATGTAGAACATAATACTTAGGATTGTCATAAGCTTAAACCAATTTTCTGTCTGCAGCAGCCCTGTGGCGTATTACACGAGTGATACTATAGCGTGGTTTGGATAACTCGCCATTGGTTTCTTTAGTGGTTTCGGTAAGTTCGACCACAAATAGATCATCTTTACAAAAAGCTGCTTGGTTATGCTCAATTCGCTCGAGGAACGCCTCATCCTTCATTGATGCGCTAACTTCTTCACCGCCAGGAAGGATAATGTCCCAACTCTTGCCTTGCTTGAAACGAACGTTCGAAAAATGCACATTCACTTCATGAGTTGCAACGTGTGTTTTTTCAACAAAAGTAGTTTTAGCTAGTTTAAAACTGCTTGACTCTTGTTGTGTAACTTTGACAACTTTCTTGGCACCGGAAGAAACAGCAAAAGTTGCAGGTTTTTCGGTCTGAAGAGGCTTAAAAATTAACTTGTCTAATTCTTTACGAATTATGGGGCTGGTCACTAACTTTTGAATGTCGTTACTACATTCAATGGTTTCATCATCAACTTTAATTTCTGCTATATCTTTTTGTTCATCAACAACAATTGAGCCAATCTTTCTTCCTTTCAGCCATTCGATAATGCCTAGAACTCCGCCAGTGGCAGCGCCCGCACCCGCTGCAAGGCCTAAGGCGCTTAAAGTATTAAGGCTTCCCATTACTGCTACAAGAAGTGTAAATGAGCCTTCCTTGGTAGCTCTGATGTTAACTTTTGGTTCTGAGGTTTCACCATTTATAATTTTTTCTGCGTGTTCAATTAGCGCGCTTAAGGATGTTAAAGCTTCGCCTAATGTTTTTGCATCAATCTGATTATCTGCGTATGCCTCACCACCATAAGCGATTTCGATTTCAGTTACAGGCAAGTTATCGTTTTGCTGTGTCATCATTAAGCATCCCATGCATAAGAAAATTGCTACAGCATACAGATAACTTTAAAAAAATCACTAACGCGTACGCAAAACTGGTCGTAACCTGTTAAGAGTGGTTACTTCGCCACGGACTTAAAACGATTCCTAAACCTCGCCATGACGGGGTTTGTCATTTCTAAAGGCTGCCACCGAGCAGCCTTTTTTTATTTCCCCTCATTCCTGAGAGGACTCATCACTAACGAGGGGGCGTAATGTCCGAACCTTTTTCCGGTACCGCAGCCGCCGGTAGCGCGCTGACCGGCGCGAGCATTTATGGACTGCTTACCGGCACTGATTACGGCGTGGTGTTCGGCGCGTTTGCCGGGGCTGTTTTCTATGTGGCCACCGCTGCCGACCTGACGATTTTTCGCCGTTCCGCGTATTTCGTCGTGTCGTATTTTGCTGGCGTCTATGGCTCCGGGCTGGTGGGTTCGTGGCTGGCAAAAATGACGGGCTACGCAGATAAGCCACTGGATGCGCTCGGTGCGGTGATCCTGTCTGCCGTGGCCATCAAGACGCTGACGTTTTTCAGTGAACAGGACCCGCTAAAGCTGCTCGCACGCTGGAGAGGGGGAGCCAATGGTAACTAACGATCCGCTGGTGCTGACCAATGTGGTGGCGTGTGCCGCTATTGTTCTGCGCCTGATGATGTTCCGTAAGCCAGGCGGGCGGCATAACCCTTGGGCTTCATGGCTGGCCTACCTGATTATCCTGGCGTATGCATCGGTGCCGTTCCGGTACCTCTTCGATTCGTATCTGCATACCCACTGGGCAACCGTGACAATCAACCTGATTATCTGCGCCGCCGTGTTCAGGGCACGGGGGAATGTGGCGCGGCTCTTCTATGTCCTGAGGTCTGAATGAACCAATCACAATTTCAGCAGGCGGCTGGTATAAGCGCCGGATTAGCTGCGCGTTGGTTTCTGCACATTGATGCGGCCATGAAAGAATTCGGTATCACTGCACCGACTGACCAGGCGATGTTTATCGCTCAGACCGGGCATGAATCCGTTGGCTTCACCCGGCTGGTGGAGAGCATGAACTATAGCATTGCAGGCCTGGCAGATTTCGTTCGCGCCGGGCGGCTTACTCAGGACCAGGCTAACGCGCTGGGCCGCCGTTCTTATGAAAAGGTGTTACCGCTGGAGCGCCAGCGCGCCATTGCCAATCTGGTGTACAGCAAACGCCTTGGTAACAAAGCACCGGGTGATGGCTGGAAATATCGCGGTCGCGGCCTGATTCAGATCACCGGTCAGGATAATTACCGACGCTGCGGCGCCGCGCTGAAACTCGATCTGGTTACCAGCCCGGAACTGCTGGAGCAGGACCGTAACGCGGCGCGTTCAGCGGCATGGTTCTTTGCCACCAGCGGTTGTTTGCTTTACTCCGGCGACCTGGCCCGCGTCACGCAGATTATTAATGGTGGTCAGAACGGCATTGAAGACCGCCGTCAGCGTTACAACCGTGCACGAGCGGCATTTTTATGATCCAGGTGCTACTGAGGAAGTACTGGTTTCCGCTGGTGGTGCTGGTTCTTACTGGGGCGCTGGCCTTTCTGGTGAACCGGTACCGTGACAACGCCATTGAGTACAAAAAGCAGCGTGACGAGAAAACGCAGGCGCTCAGTCTGGCAAACGCCACCATCACCGACATGCAGGTGCGCCAGCGAGACGTTGCGGCACTTGATGCGAAATACACAAAGGAGCTTGCTGATGCGAATGCTGAAAATGATGCTCTGCGTAAGCGTCTC